TCTCCGTCCCAGTGACCTCCCGGTATGTGTCCGAGGCGAAAGCCCGAAGCCGGTGGAGGTCGCTTTGGCGTTTTGGGACTTCTTACGAAAGGCTGAACCGAGTGATGTGGCGGTCGCTGTCCCGCTCAATTATGATGTAGGGCAGGCCACATATCCGGATGCCAGCTTTGAATCATTCGCGACCGAGGGCTACGCGAAGTCGGAGATTGTCCATGCTTGCATCCGCGAGCTGGCGGTCTCCGCGGCCTCGCCTCGTTATTATATCCAGGCTCCGGCCACCGATGGCGGGGCTGTCGAAGTAACTTCCGGCCTCCTCTACGACCTCACCAACCGGCCCAACCCGACCTCAGACTGGTACTCATTCATCGAGAACATGGTCACTTATCTCATGGTGGCCGGGAATAGCTACGTCTTGAAAGAGCGGTCGAGGTCCGGGAAGGTCATGGCTCTCTATAACCTCAGGCCCGACAGGGTCCGGATCATCGGCGGCGACCACGGTGCCGAGGGATATGTCTATACGGTGGGCGGCAAGGATTACGGCATCCCACGAGAAGATGTTTGCCACTTGGCCCTACCGAATCCCGGTGGAGACCTCTACGGCCTCAGCCCTCTGCAAGTCCTGGCGAGGAACGTCAACCTGGACTTGAACATGACCGACTTTGCAAAGGTCTATTTCCAGAATGCCGGAGTGCCGAGCGGTCTCTTGAAGCTGAAACGCAGACTGAACACTCAAGAAGAAGCGGCGACTATACGCGCCAGGTGGCGGTCCCAGTTTGGCGGTCGCAACAACTTTCACCGAGTGGCAATCCTAGATGAGGATGCAGACTATCAGGCGATGGCCCACTCGCCGAAGGATATGGCCCTGCCGGAACTCCACGACCTGACCGAAAGCCGCATCTGTGCGGTCTTTGGAGTTCCGGCAATCCTGGTCGGAGCGAATGTGGGTCTTCAACGCTCTACGTATTCCAACTACCGCGAGGCGCGGATGGCCTTTCACTCGGAGACATTGGAGCCGATGGTCAGCCGCATCCTCCGGCATTTCAACCGGAATATGCTTGATGAGTACGCCGGCAATGAATCCTTGACGGTCGATTGGGCCGAGATGCGCTCCGGTCTTGACGACCGGGAGGCGATGACTTCCAGGGTGACAGGTCTATTCGCTGGCGGCATCGTGACCTTGAATGAGGCCCGAGAACAACTAGGTCTTGAGGCTGTGGCCGATGGAGCCCTTCGTAGGATACCGGCAGCGATATTTGAGGTGCCCGAAGGTGCGCCGGCTCCGGTCGCCGTTGGTGCGGCTCCGGTGGAGGAGGCTTTGTTGGTTGAGGTATTGAAGACTCCTGAATTGAAGGCTCCCAGGCCAGCCCGACGTGCCGGAATACTTAGGAGACAACTCCTCGAGGACCGAGAGGAGGAGACCGATGCGGTAGTGCCTAAGATTCAACGTCACTTCCGCGGTCTCAGGAATCGTGTCGATGGCATCTTGGGCCGGTACATGGAGCGCGGCGGGTCCGAATCTAAAGAGTTCCCGTTCGATGCCGATATGCTGATGCCTCCGGGCGAGATTCCGAACCTGGCCTCAATCCTTGAATCGGCCATGATGCGGATGAGCAAGAAGACCTTCGCGGCCATCAATGCGAACGGTCTGGCTGGCACTTTAGACTGGTCGGAGAAACTACCGGTCGTTCAATCGGTCTTGGTACAAGCACCGACCAGGGCGACGATGATTCACCGGACGACCAACGAGACTATCAAGCGCGCCGTTTCGATGGCCTTGAGACGAGGCTATTCAATCGAGCAATTATCAAGAGGAGTGCCGGACGACAAGTTTCCAGGGCTTCGTTCTATCCTGACTGAGACCGAGAACAGATCAAGGCTTATCGCCAGGACCGAGATAATGAGAACGCAGAACCAGACCACCGTAGGCTTCTACAAGGAACAGGGCTTCGGTTTTGTCCGGGCCGACGATGTGGATGGGGATGCAGATGATACCTACATCGACCCTGGCGACCCATACCGGAGGACATGCGCCGAGCGGCATAACCAGATATATAGTTTGGAGGATGCCCGCAATATCGATGACCATCCGAACGGAACTTTGAACTGGCAACCGATGCCGAGGAATTACCGACCAGAGGAGACCGCATGATTAACAAGTTCAATATCTCCGACGCAAAGGTCTTAGACGACCGCGCCGGCATCGTAGAGGCGTATGTGAATACGATGGGCATTCGGGATGCCGATGGAGATATCATCGACCCTGCCGCCTTCGATAACAGCATCCGGGCCAACCTCCCGATTCCAGTCCTGGCCGGACATGACCAATCCAAGCTGGTCGGGAAGGTCTTATTTGCCCAACCAGAACAGACTGGCAACGGGGACGAGCATCGGCTATATACCAGGATACAGATGAACATGGATACCCAAGCCGGTCAAGAGACCTACTCAAACATCGCGGGAGACTATATCCGCGAGTGGTCCGTGGGCTTCAATCTCCCAGATGGTGATGCAGTCGCATACGACCGGAATGGGAAAGAGACCACGCGCCGCATATTGAACCTGGATTGGGTCGAGGTCTCAGCCGTTATCCGTGGGGCTTCACCCTCAACATCGACCATAGCGGCTAAGTCTTTGAAGGCTGTGAACACCTATTCGACCAGAGAAGAAGCCGAGGCCAGGGCAACCGAATTAGGATGTTCAGGCTCGCATTCGATGATGGTCGAGGGCGAGGATGTTTTCATGCCCTGCCGTACCCACGCCAGATATGAGGCTGTGATCGATGGACATGAGTACAGTGAACCAGAGCCTGAGATTAAGCCGTTCCCGAACTTCCATGCTTGCCGGATTATGGACCCGGATTCCTTCGACCGATTCCGAACCTCCTCGGAGACCATCGAGGAGGGCGACTACGACGGCAAGTCGGTCGAGATACTTTTCGGTCGGAACGAAGAGACCGGAGAGTGGGCACTTACGTCTTACCGGATGCCGATTGAGGAATGGACGGAGGCCGAAGCTCGGTCGTTCTGCCGGTCCCAAGACGGTATTTTGTTTGAGCCAGCAACCGGAGAGGCTTCTGATGGCGCTGCCTCCGACACGGTACTAGTGACCGCCTCGGACACGGCTATCCAGATGTTGCGACTTGCCCGGATGCGCCTTAACTTGAAATTGAATCAGGAGTTATAAATTGGATACGAAAGAACTTCGCGCCCAGGCCGGCGCACTATTGGACCAAGCCCAAACCGCTATCGAAGAGGGCGAGCTAGAGACTTTTAAGAGATTGGCAGACGAGGCTCAGACTTCTATGGCGAAGGCTGACGAGGCCGATGCCGCCGCCTCTCAGGTCCGGAAGCTACGCGGTGAATTCAACCGACCGCTGAACAGTATCCCGGTCACATCACAAGATGTGGCAATCTACGACCCGATGGACAGCACCGCCAGGATCAAGGGCGATTATAAACCGGCATCATTCATCAAGGGACTGCCGGCGATGGCCCAGCCGTTGTGGGTCCAGGAGCAGATGGGCGATAACGTCAAGGACGAGGCCCGGTTCATGTCCGATACGTTCGTCAAGTGGCTCCGGTCTCCTTCCGAGGATATGTTCTGGAAGACGGCCAGTCCGGACGAGATAAAGGCCATGCAAGAAGACACCGATGCGGAAGGCGGTTTTTTCGTGCCGGAGCAATTCATAAACCAAACCATCCACGATACCGGAGTCCCAGGTTCACAACTTCGGAACCTCTGCACAGTCATCCGTGTCGCATCCAAGGACGGGTATCTCCCGACCATGGCATCGGCGACTTGGGCGGCAATAGCAGAGGAAGCGGCTCCAACCGAGTCTACGCCGGTCGTGGGACAAGTGACCTTCTCCATCGAGAAGTCCGGAGGGCTGGTCAAGGTCAGCCGCGAACTCCTGGACGACTCGGCCATCAACCTCCCGGCCTTGCTTTCGCAGGTATTCCAGGAGGCCGCTGGACAGTTCGAGGATGTTGGAATCATCAGTGGCAATAACACGACTCAATATGCCGGGATAATGTCCGATGGGGATGTGGCGTTCTACACGATGGCCAATGCGACCTCAGTCGTGGGCGCCGACTTGATTGGGACCTACTACGCCCTCAACGCTCAACACCGAGCCAATGCTTCGTGGGTGATGAAATCCACCATCGCGGCACTCATCAACTCGATCGCTATAACCGCCGCTGGCGTTCATAGCATCCCAAGCCTGACCGCCGCGCCGGCTGACTTCATTCTCGGCAAGCCGAACGTCTTAACCGATGTAACGTCTGGCTTGGGCGGCAGCATAACCTCAACTGAGAAGATTGCCATATTCGGGGACTTCAAACAGTATTACATCTTCGACCGGGTGGGCTTCACCATCCGCCGGAACGACAGTCTCTATATGGGCAACGACCAGGTCGGGTTTTTTGCAAGCCGACGCGGTGACGGTCAAGTCGGCCTCGCCGCCGCATTCAAGATTCCGCGCGCCGCCTAATCAGCGGCACCCTAATATGCAGGGAGGTCGCCGCACCGGCCTCCCTGCAAAACTCAGGAGGATACATGGCTAAGACAATGTGCATTCAAAACTTCTCTGATGGAGCGGGCATCGCTTACGAGGCCGGCGTAGAGTACGATGTGCCGGCAGCGACCCTCAAAGCCAATCCTAATTATTTCAAGCAAGCCAGTCGAGGGTCGAACAAGATGGCCGCAACCACCGAAGATAAGTCGGCCGATGAGGTCGAAACAACCTAGTGGCGACCAGGCATACATATGCCTCGGC